CGGCTCTTTTCATTTCCAGTTCGGCTGCTTCTTTTGCGTTCTTTTTCATATCGCATTTCGTGCGCCATTCATAGAACGTCTTTTCTCTTCCTGTCCAGACTTCCTTGACATCGTTATCATAGATACTACTCCGCGTTTCCCCTTCATCTTCTACGAAGCCTTTACCGTTCACGGCAAGTACGATTACGCATACGATCATGCTTATCAGGAATATGCTTACACCGAGCAGGAATGCATTTTCGAGTGCGAAACCACCGGCGAACATACCGATGATGCCTAATAAATAGATTTTCTCCCCTTTATTCATTTCCTTATCCCCTTAACAGAATCAATCGTCCATTCCTTCAAGCTCGTTTTCGGCATCAATATCATTTTGTAAAGTTACTGGAGCGACATACGTATCGACTACAACTAAAGCGCCTTTAAAATATTTTCTTTTCAGTTTCTTGTAAGAAAGTTGTCTACCGGTCTCGCTGATCAATCCATACTGGCGTTTAACTTCTCCGTAGATATCCATAAAAACTCTCTTACGCAGATCCGTGTTTTTGTATGCATTGGATTTTTTACCACCCATCACCTCAACACCTTTACGTTTTACTGCGATTGCGAGGTCATCTGCTTCTGTCGGCAGTAGAGGATATTCTTCCTCTATACCTCGCACAGTAGTAATAGTGGTTCCGATTTGCTTTTTGATTTTTTCTAAATCATTTTCAGTTTCGATTTTTATCCCGAAAAAGGTTAATACAAATTCATTCAAATCATCGCCTGTAAGTTCTCCTTTTTCCGCTCTGTTCTTCAAAGCGACTGCTCTTTCATTCCAATAATTCATGAGTGCTCCTTTCTATATTGTTCAAAACCACCTGCGCCCAGTCGTGAACTGCTTGAGCTGCGATCTGATAGCCTTTTCGTTCTCTTTCCGGAAGTTCCATAAAATGCTCGGAAAGAAAAACATATCCGCCAACGCTTTCTATAAAACTTTTGCATTGCGTAGCAAACATAATCGCACTGGCTACCATGTCGTTATTACTTTGCTCTCTTACTGTTTGCTCTTGAAGCCGTTTGATTTCATCTTGAAGTTCAAGGATTTTTCTTTGCTTTTCCCCTGTTTTAATCTGCTGGTTCTCATAATCTTTTTTCCATGCAGCCGCTTCCTTGGCTTTCTTTTTCAAAGACTCATAATCAGCAGGAATTTTTTCCACAGTCTTCGTGACTACTTTTGGATCTGCGTTCTGCAATTCCTCAACTTGGCTTTGCAGATAATCACGCTCTTCCTTCAAGTCAGTCATTTCGGCTTTTATCTTGTCACGCTCCGCTTTGATTTCTTTCAGAACCTGCGTTTTCGTGACTACTTCGCCATTGGCAATCGCTTCATTGATGACCTTTTGGACGATCTCGGGATTCTTCGCCATCTGTTGATAGTCCTTAGCTTCTCGTTCACCGTAACCCATATCAGAAATGGTTTGAGTTTTGGTTTTAACTTCGGGACAACTATGTCCAGAGGTTCCTAAATCCGTTCTTGTTCCGTTTGCTTTTGGAATCGCCAGAAGCAATTCCCCAATCCTCTGCTCTGCTGCAATCAGTGCTGTTGAGATTTCCTGCGCTTCTTTCAATGTCTGATCTCTGATTTCCTGCGCAACAGATAATTTGTTGACTGTCTGAAGTTTCAGCATATACGCTTGCAGCTTCGCTTTTCCGACAAGGACAAATTGCGTTAGGTCTTCCAACGTGTCCGGAAGTTGAATGCTTTCATATTCGACAACTTCGTTCACTTGTTTTCCTCCTGTTTAATATTGCTAACATCCCATTCGCCACCATAGCGGCCTTCATATATCATCTGTAATGCTCTTAGCAAAGATTCAGGGATCACATCTCCTCACCGTCCTTGTGTTCAAAGTTTTTAACACTCGGGGTAAAAAAATATCTGGATATGTCATCGTATTCGAGCTCGAGCAATTCGGTTGCTTTAACAATATCCAGCTGTCCCCACGGCACTTTGCCACTCATTTTCAGTGACATTGTACGCTCAGACCATTCCATTGCATCAGCAAAATTGCTTTGTGTGCCGAATTTCTCAACAATTCTTCCTCGAAGTTTAGAATAATCAAATTCCAATTTCTCCAAACGCTTCACCACCTTTCCTCTTGTAATTTTTGTTCTAAGTTTTTAACAACCTCATAATAACACTGTCAACTGGTTATGTCAATAACCAAATTCAAATTTTTTAACATTCTGTATTTATTCCCTTGAACTTTTGTTCAAAGCATGCTATACTTTCTTTATTAAAAGTAAACCGAAGGAGGTGGCGAAATGGAAAGAGAAACGACTGCTATCCGATTGAGAAAGATAATGCAAGAGCGAGATCTTCGACAGGCAGATATTTTGGAATTGGCAAAGCCGTTCTGTGAAAAATACAGAATTCGTTTGGGAAGACCGGATATCAGCCAGTATTGCTCGGGAAAAGTTCTGCCGAATCAGGATAAGCTATTTGTACTGGCAAAAGCATTGAATGTTAACGAAGCATGGTTAATGGGATATGGTAATAATCCTGCGAGAGATCCAAAACAGGATTTGGCAAACGAAATCGGTGAACAACTCAAATTAACAGATCCGTCCAAAATTTTATACACCTTCGAAGTTACAAGAGATGAAATGAAAATCCTTGAAAAATACCGTGAACTTGATGAGCATGGAATGGACATTGTGGATACAGTGTTGGAAAAAGAATACAGTCGATGTGTTGACGAGCGAAAACACGGCATTCCTCTGACACGAGAAATCTTGGAGCAGATTCCGTTCGAGCAGAGACTGCCGTTATTGAAACATGAAGATGAGTCTGAATTTAAACTTATAGCGAGAAAGAGAGGTAAAAACAATGTTTGAAAAAGAAGTGCTTTCTCTTTATAAGTTTGCAGGAATCAAATCTTTTCCTGTAGACATATATGCGATTATCACTGCTCTCGGATACAGGATACTGACCTACAAAGAAGCCGCTTCTAATGAATCACAACTTCAAAAAATGAAACTGATATCCGATGATGCATTTGTTATCCGAAAATCAAAAATCATCTGTTATAACGACCAAGTTCCGTCAAAAAACAGGATTAGATTCTCCCTTGCTCACGAAGTCGGACATATCGTTATGTTGACGGATAAAGAAGATGTAGCTGACACGTTTGCAGCTGCTCTTCTCGCTCCGAAATCAATAATCTTTGCTCGTCAAATCACCACAGCCAAAAAGATATCGGAAACATTCGAAATATCCGTCACAGCGGCAAACAGTGCTGTTCTTGACCGTACTATGGCTCCTACGGATGATATGCTTGCTATGATAGATTATTTCGGGGAACGTCATAACTGTCCTTGGCCTTTCAATCAGTCTGAAGTAGTTGTCGCAAAATCTGCGACCGTTCCTATCAAAATCGTCCATGCCAAAATCATGCAGTTCCAGAAGAAGGATAACCGTCAGAAGATAGCAAGTCTCCGCAGACAGATTGCCAGGATCAATACTTCCATTCTCAATATTGATTTTCAAGATAAAAACGCTCAAGCCAAATACGATAAATACAAAACCCAACTGAGAGAAGCCGAACAAAGACTGGCTTACCTTACGGAAGGAGTGATGTAATGCCAATTATCAGAGCCGCACTCTATATGAGGGTATCATCAATTATCCAAGCGAAAGAAGGGGACAGCATTCCGGCACAGAAAGCCGCTCTTGAGAAATATGCGAATGATAAAGGATATGTGATATATGATGAGTACATAGATGACGGTATCAGCGGAACGAAAGCGGATCGAGACGAATATCAGCGTCTTCTTGCCGATATACAATCGGACATAATCGACATTGTCCTGATCACCAAACTTGACCGAATCCACAGAGGTCTCCGTAACTTTCTGAACATGCAGGAAATCATGGACAAGCATAACTGTAAATGGCTTGCGATATGGGAACCGATGTACGACAGTTCAACGCCACAAGGCGAACTCATCATAAACACTATGGTGAATTTTGCTCAGTTCGAAGCAAAGAACACAGGTCAGCGAATAAGGCAAGTCCAAGCCTACAAGATAACAAAGGGCGAAGTCTTAACCGGGAAAAGTCCTGTCGGATACAGTATCAAAGATAAACATCTCGTTCCGAATGATCAGGCAGACCATGTCCGAGAATTATTTCAATTCTATGCCATGACAAGTAATCTGCATGAAACATTGAGACATTTTGCTCATCTCGGTATCTTCCCGAAAACGATATTCGGATTAAAGGAACTGCTCCGTAACGAAAGATATATCGGAAAACACAGAGGAAACGATTCTTACTGTCCGGCAATCATCGATGAAGCACTGTTTGAAGACGTACAGAGAAAAATGGCAAAGAACATACGAAGTTCACAGAAGCATTTCTATATCTTCTCCGGTCTTGTTGTCTGCGGAGAATGTGGAAAGAAAATGACAGGGCAGCTTCAGTGGTCACATAAAGGCTGTCAGCCACATAAATCCTATGTCTGTAAGTCACATTATGCTCAAGTGCCACCTGCTTGCAGTAATTCCAAGAAGCTGAGACAATCCGTATTGGAACGATATCTGTTAGAGAACATAAAACCACTGCTTGAGATGAAAGTAGATGCGGTCCGGAAAGAAAAAGAGACGGATAATTCCGCTAGGATCGCTTACCTGGAAAAGAAGATAAAGAAACTGAAAGAACTGTATATCAATGACTTGATAACCATTGAGGAATACAAGGCTGATAAGGAATCTGCATTAGCCGAAATAAGCACTCTGCAAGCCCACAGAACGGTCGATACAAAGCCTTATGAAGATTTTATCAAGTTAAACATTGGAGAACAATATAAGACGTTTACGGACGCTGAAAAGCAGATATTCTGGAGAGCATTGATAGATAAGATAGTGTTTGATAAAGACAGGAATATTACTGTCTATTTTTTAGAGTCATATAGGAGTTCTAAGTAAATGTAACCATCTTCTTATATGCACTTAGAACTACTCTAAAAAGAGGCTTACCCGAAGAAAAGGATAAGCCTCTATTTTATTGAGTTGGTTACAAATTGTAACTGACTTATTCAGTTGTCTCCTGCTCCGGCTCCGCCTTATGCGTATAGCACTGATTCATGAGTGGTCTTCCCTCGCTCGTTATCAACACGCAGGCGTGTACTGGCAGTTTGCTGACAGCTGCTCCGGAAAGGATAGCGTGATATTTTGCCTCCGCACTCAGCCGGTCATCATATGCGTATGATGGTGTGGATACGGCACCGGTGTCGAAGGTCTGAATTTCTGTGACAATGTATTTGATAGGTCATCACTCCTTATGCGATATATTTTCTATAGGAAGCTTTCACTCCCTCGCTGTCTGTACAGACATATTCAAGCGTAGTGTTGATATTGCTATGTCCGAGCAGTTTCTGGATCTCCCGTATATCCATTCCTCTTTTAGCAAGTCCCGTTGCAAAAGTCCTTCTGAATCGATGCGGATGGACATTTGTCACGCCGGCTCTGCTTGCGATCCTGTTGAGGATAAATCTGACACCACCCGACTTGATGCGCTCATGGTTCTTGTTACAGAAGAGAAATTCACTGTCCTGCTCTTTCCGATTGTGAAGATATTTCTTCAACCTCTCGACAGCAACCGCCGTGATGTATGTGATTCTTTCCTTGCCGCCCTTGCCGTGTCTGACATGGACAGTCATGTTTATCATGTCAACATCGGATATGTTCATTTTGCAGAGTTCATCGACACGAACGCCTGTGGACAGAAGAAACTCGATCAATGCTCTTTCTTTATCGTCTTTGCATCCGCTTCTCAGTTTGTCGATTTCCACATCTGAAAACGCTTCTCTGATTTCATCCACATACTTGATCGGCTTGATCTTCAGCATCGGGTTCTTCTCGATGATTTCATCCACGGTAAGCCATTGAAAGAATGCGGAAAGATTCGCCCGCGTGTTTTCCAGGCTCCGTTCGGATATCCCTCGTTCCTTCTCTGAAGCGAGATAGAATCGAATGTCATAAGTTTTCATCTCCGGAAACGGTTTGCTAAGAAAGTCGGATAATCGAAGGATTGACCGTCTGTACTGATAGATGGTCTTCTCAGACTTCCCATCAACGGCAAGACAGGCACAGTATCTCTTGATCAGCTTCTCATTCAGCGAATCAAGAGGAACTATCTCGGTGCATCTCTCCGACAGCTCATAATCATTGAGCGCAATGGTGATTTTGTCGGAGATGATTCCGGCAGTAACAGGATCGTCAAAAAATGGGATAAGGATTTGCTCGACTTGTTGCAGAAATTGATTG